TTACGAGTTAAAGGGGACGATACCCCAATTAGTCCGGGAGAATTTAGAGATGTCGATGTCCCGAGTGGAAGTATTAGGGACAACATACTGCCCTTACCCTATAAGGAACCCTCACAAGTATTAGCTCAGTTGATGAATCAAATCATTGACGAGGGTCGTCGCTTTGCAAGTGCGGCTGATTTAAAAGTCAGTGATATGTCGGGGCAAGCACCAGTAGGTACAACACTAGCAATCTTAGAACGCACGTTGAAGATTATGTCAGCGGTTCAAGCGCGGATTCACTACTCGATGCACGAAGAGTTACGCCTATTAAAAGGCATCATTCGTGACTACACGCCAGAAGAGTATGACTACCAGCCAGACACAGGTGATCGTAAAATCAAACAGTCGGACTACGACCAAGTAGATGTTATTCCTGTTAGTGATCCAAACGCTGCAACGATGTCGCAAAAGGTTGTGCAGTATCAAGCAGTGCTACAACTAGCACAAGGCGCACCTCAGTTGTATGACCTACCACTATTACATCGCCAGATGCTTGAAGTGTTAGGCATTAAAAATGCACAGAAGCTTGTACCAATGGAAGACGATACGCGCCCGCGTGACCCTGTAACAGAAAACCAAAACATATTAAAGGGTAAACCTGTTAAGGCTTTCTTCTATCAAGATCATCAAGCTCACATTGCGGTACATAGTATGGCGATGCAAGACCCTAAGATTCAAGAAACACTGTCTCAAAATCCTAATGCACAAACTATGATGGCTACTATGCAAGCGCATATTTCAGAGCACTTAGGATACGAGTATCGCAAACAGATGGAACAAACAATGGGCATGCAATTACCCAACTACGAGGAAGACGACGACATCGTTATTCCAAAGGAGATGGAGAACCAGATTGCCAAGATGGCTGCGCAAGCTTCACAACAACTGCTGCAACAACACCAGCAAGAAGCTCAACAGCAACAAGTTCAACAACAGATGCAAGACCCTGTCATTCAAATGCAGATGCAAGAGTTGGCTATCAAACAGGCCGAACAGAAGCGTAAGACAGACAAAGATGCCGCAGACGCTATGTTGAAAGCTCAGCAGATACAGGTTGAGAAAGATCGTATCGACGCGCAGAAAGAAATTGCTGGGGCCAACATGACGATGAAACACGTCAGCGACCAACAGCGTATGGAAGCAGAGAAAGAAAGAGAAGGCTTCCGTCAGGGTGTTCAAGTATTACAACAACGACGTCAAAACAACCCCAATCGACCTCCCAAAAAAGGTGAATGATGGACAAAGTGATTGAAACAATCCTAAGGGAGTTGCGTTCCAGACGCACGCAGCTCTCAGAGGCCGCTGCTTCAGGCGCAGCTAAAAATTACGAAGACTATAAATACATGTGCGGTGAGATTCGAGGCCTTACCAACGTGGAGATGTACCTACTAGACCTCGCAAAAAACTTGGAGCATTTTGACGATGAGTGAAATCCTAATCGGCTCAAACCCCGATAGCTTGGATGCAACCGTATTACCTGAAACCGCAGAAGAGAAGGCAACACAACTGCCTAAACCTTCTGGCTGGCACATCCTAGTGGCGCTACCCGAAGCAGAAGAAAAATATGACAGTGGCCTTATTAAGTCTGACGAAACTCGCCGGATTGAAGAAGTGCTTGCTACCGTGTTTTTTGTTGTAGACCTTGGCCCTGATTGCTATACAGACAAGGAACGCTACCCAAATGGCCCGTGGTGTAAGAAAGGCGACTTTATTTTAGCCAGACCAAACTCAGGCACCCGCTTAAAAATCCACGGACGGGAGTTCCGTCTGCTCAATGAAGACTCTGTAGAAGCCGTGGTTGATGATCCACGCGGCATTTCACGGGCATAGGAGGTAATAAAATGGCAACATTTGAAAAAAATGAATACAAGTTTCCTGACGAAGTTGACGGTAACGTGGCTGAAGATTCGTTAGATATTGAGATTGAAGACGATACGCCTGTTGCGGATAAGGGCCGACAGCCCATGCCACAAGACGTTGTAGAAGAACTTGAAAGCGACGAGCTTGATGACTATTCTGACAAAGCAAAAGAACGCTTAAAACAGCTTAAAAAGGTTTGGCACGACGAACGGCGTGAGAAAGAACGCGTCTCTCGGGAGAATCAAGAAGCTGTTGCTATGGCCCAACGGGTTATGGAAGAGAATAAGCGCCTTAGAGCGACCCTTAAAACGGGTGAACAAGAATACCTTTCGACCATGCGGTATGCGGCAGACCGTGACTTGGAAATGGCGAAAGACAAGTATAAGCAATCGTTAGAAACCTATGACAACGACGAGATAATTGCCGCTCAACAGGAGTTAACGGAAGCCACGTTAAGGGCGGATAAAGCAAAAAACTTTAGACCTACTTTACAAGATGCAGAAAATGAGGTACAACTGCCGCAAACTCAGGCTCAGCCCCAAAACGCTGCCCCTGATGGTAAATACGCAAACTGGGTGACACGTAACGAGTCATGGTTCCAAAAAGACCCTGAGATGACTCAAGCGGCATTCGGTTTGCATGAAAAGCTAGCTCAACAGTACGGCACACAATATATTGGTACTGATGACTACTATAAGCGGATTGACACAACAATACGCAAACGATTTCCAGAGGCGTTCCAAACCACGCCAGATGAAGACGATGACTCTGCTGACTCCAAACCTCAGCGTAAGACGAGTACAGTCGTAGCTTCAGCCAAACGTAGCACGGCCCCGAGGCAGATTAAATTAACCGCGACCCAAGCAGCGCTGGCTAAAAAGTTTAAATTAACCCCGGAGCAATATGCTCGTGAAGTTCTTAAATTGGAGAATAAATAATGGCTGAACCTAAATTGACTCGTGAACTTGAAACCCGTGAGACGCAGATGCGCCCTAAGCAGTGGGCACCTGCGGAGCTGCTACCTGAACCTGATAAGCAGCCGGGCTTTAACTACAGGTGGATTCGTGTTTCGACGTTAAATAACTCCGATCCGCGTAACCTGTCAGCAAAAATGCGCGAAGGCTGGGAGCCAGTAAAAATTACTGAGCAACCTAAATTCCAACTGCTAATTGATCCCGGTAGTCGCTTTAAGGACAATATTGAGATCGGTGGTTTGTTGCTTTGTAAGACTCCGTCCGAGTTTGTGGAACAGCGTAGTAATTACTACAACGACCAGACTCAGGCGCAAACGCTTGCAATCGACAATAGTTTTATGCGTGAAAACGACCCGCGTATGCCTCTGTTTTCAGAGCGTAAGTCGGATACGTCGTTTGGCAGAGGTAAGTAAATTTTAACTTTTTTGGAGTTTAACTATGGCATATCCTACAGTTGACAAGCCGTATGGCTTGCAACCGGTCAATTTGATCGGTGGTCAGGTGTACGCCGGTTCCACTCGCCTAATGAGAATTGTTAGTGGTTACGCTACTAGCATTTACTACGGTGACGTGGTTAAGCTTGCTGCTGACGGTACTATCCAAAAGGATATTGGTACTGGCACAGCTACACCGGTTGGCATTTTTCTGGGTTGTACTTTTACCAACCCTTCTACTAGCCAGAAGACATTTTCGCAATCTTGGACTGCTAGTACAGCAGCACCTGATGCTCAGGCTTATGTAGTTGACGATCCTGATATTTTGTTTAAAGTAGCTACTTGCTCAAATACGACTGTAACTTTTTTGAGTTCAGAAATTATTGGCGCAAACGCTGCTCTATGCCAAAACGCTGGTTCTAACACTACTGGCGATTCGGCTGTCGGTATCTGGGGTGCTAACACCGCAACTACTGCATCGTTCCCAATCCGTATCGTGGACATCGTGCCTGATACTTCAAATGGCGCAAACGGTTATTGCGAATACATTTGTAAGTTCAACGCACCGTATGCAGTTACCACGGTTACCGTTAACTTGGCTGGCGCTAACACCGCTGTAACCACTATGACCGGCGGACATTCGTATCTGAATCCGACAGGCATTTAAGGAGCATAAATAATGGCTATTTCACGCGCACAACTACTGAAAGAGCTGCTCCCCGGCCTGAACGCATTGTTCGGTTTGGAGTACGCTCGTTACGGCGAAGAGCACAAGGAAATCTACGAAACAGAGACTTCCGAGCGTTCCTTCGAAGAAGAAACAAAACTGTCTGGCTTTACTGCTGCACCTGTTAAAAACGAGGGCAGTGCCATTCGTTATGACAATGCACAAGAAGCTTGGACTGCACGATACAACCACGAAACTATTGCACTTGGTTTCTCGCTGACCGAAGAGGCCATCGAGGATAACTTGTACGACTCACTGTCGGCTCGTTACACCAAAGCTTTGGCTCGTGCTATGTCGTACACAAAGCAAGTTAAAGCGGCTAACGTCCTAAACAACGGTTTCTCCAGCAGCTACCCCGGTGGCGATGGCGTTGCTCTGTTTTCGTCTGCTCACCCGCTGGTATCTGGCGGAACTAACAGCAACATCCCTTCAACACCGGCTGACTTGAATGAAACTTCGTTGGAAAACGCTGTTATTCAAATCGCTGCTTGGACGGATGAACGCAGTTTGCTGATTGCTGCTAAACCTAAGAAGCTGATTGTTCCACCAGCTCTTCAATTCGTTGCTACTCGTCTGTTAGAAACCGAACTCCGCGTCGGCACTAACGATAACGACATCAACGCTCTGAAGAACAATGGTTCGATCCCAGAAGGCTATACGATTAACCACTTCTTGACCGACACAAACGGCTGGTATTTAACTACCGACGTTCCTAACGGCATGAAGCACTTTGTTCGTACGCCTTTGTCTAACTCGATGGATGGTGACTTTGATACTGGTAACGTACGTTACAAGTCTCGTGAGCGTTATTCGTTTGGTTGGTCAGACCCATTGGGCATGTACGGCTCAGCAGGTGCATAAAAGCAATCGAGGGGGTTTCGGCCCCCTCTTTTGTATGCTATAAATGCAGTATTCCGGGAAACCGGTGCGCTCGAACAGTCCCGGCTGACTTTCATGCAGATCGGCGCACTTAACTCGCATGAAGAGGACAATTTATCATGGCAGTTTCAACTACCCAAAGCATTTGGCGTTCGGGCGGTGGCGATCAAACTCGTCAAGCTTATTGCGGCACCGGTGTAATGACCGCTGGTTTTTACGTTGCTAATGCAGCCGTTTCTGGTAATGCAATAGTGGCTTCTAGCCAAACAGGCGTTACTGTTATTCTTCCAGCTAATGCTGTTGTGATGTCGTTGACTATCACGACTCCACTGACTTCTGGCTCAATCAATGTTGGCTACACAACCGTAACCGGTATCGTTTCTAGCGCTGCTTATTATGCTAACGCTGCTGCGGCTACTACAGTACGAACAATTACTGCTGGTGCTCTTGGTAACGGCGTAGGTATTGGTGTTGTAGCTAACGCAACTGTAAACACTGTGTTGACAACCGAGAGCGCATCTTCGGCAACAGGTTCGTTTGCTGGCTTCATTACTTACTTTGTTTCCGATCCGTACTTTGGCGAACAAAACGTCTAATAGGAGGGCATCACCATGATGCAAACAGACGTTAAGGCTACGTGGTGTAACGCGGGCGGAACTACTTTGGTGTTTGAAGGCCGCACTCGCTTTAAGGGTGTGACCATTAGTGCTGGTAATGCTGGCAATGTGGCTGTTAATAACGGCACTACAAACATCTGGTTTTTCTCCCCTGTTACAGGTGCTGGCGGAACAGTTAATGTATTGCTCCCCGGTGAGGGGATCATCGCTGCTGGCAACCTTACTGTTACATGCGGTAATGCTACGGCAACGGTGATTTATGGCTAAGACCCCGGCATGGCAACGCAAGGAAGGCAAATCCGAGAAGGGCGGTTTGAACGCCAAAGGCCGAGCCTCCTACAACGCAGCCAACCCGGGGAAACCGGGCCTGAAAGCACCGCAACCAGAGGGCGGTTCCCGCAAGGACTCCTTCTGTGCGCGTATGACCGGCATGAAGAAGAAGTTGACCAGCAAAAAAACAGCAAGTGATCCGAACAGTCGGATTAACAAATCTCTTAGAGCATGGAAGTGTTGACATGGATAATCACGACATCAAAGTAATGACCGACGGTGCTGCTGTAGTTGTGGGGTTAGGTGGCTTTATGTCATGGTTCCCGCCCGTTGTCGCCCTAGTTGGCGGCATACTTACTATAGTTTGGCTAAGCCTTCGTATCTATGAAACAGATACTGTTAAAGCAGTAGTCAAGCGTTTTAGAGGTGAATAATGCCAATTACTAAAGAAGACATAGACAACGCCAAGCAAGACGCTGACAAACGCAAAGCGGACGAAAAGCAGGCTGAGCTTAAGGCAAAAGAAAAGAAAGACAACGAGGCTCCTCGCAAAGCAGCAAGCGACGCAGTTGATTACGTTAAAGGTAAGCTGGGTTTTAAAGAAGGCGGTTCCGCTTCAGCCCGCGCTGATGGTTGCGCTATTCGTGGAAAAACGAGGGCCTAATTATGGCTAGTGCCGCTCAAAAAGCCGCTGCTGAACAAGCTAAACGCGAGGCTGCGGAGAGAGCTGCGCAAGCTAAACGCGAGGCTGCTGAAAAAGCTGCTGAAGCTAAACGCGAAAAAGCGGAAAGAGAAGCTCAGGCTAAACGTGAAGCCGCTGAAAAAGCTGCTGAAGCTAAACGCCAAAAAGAAGAGGCGGCTAAGAGGGCTGCTGAAGAGAAAGCTAACGCCGTTAAGAAAGCTGCGGAAGAGAAAGCCGCTAAAGCTAAAGCTGCCGCTGATGCTAAAACCGCTGCCAACGCTAAAAAAGCCGAAACTGCTAAAGCCGCTGCCGATGCCAAAGCTGCTGCCACGCAAAAAGCAAAAGACGACAAAGCCAACGCTGCTAAACAAGCCGCTGACGCTAAAGCTGCTGCACAAGCCAATGCTAGACGCGTAGCAATTGAGACACAAGCCAAAAAACTTGGTATTGATCCGGGCCAATATGAGCAATCGCTAAACGCTCAAGCTGAAGCTAAGCAAAAAGCCGCGCAAGCTGTGCAACAAGCAAAAGACAAAGCAGCTATTGCTAAGTCTATGAAAATGTCTGTTGCGGATTTTGATGCGATGCTTAACAAGAAGCAGCAAGAGCAAGAAGCCGCTGACCAACAAGTTGAAGACAAATCTAATTTAGATAGCCAGAACGCACTACGGGATCAAGAAGCTCAAGCCAAAGCCGCCGCAGATGCGGAGCGGCAAAAGCAAGTACAAGCGCAACAACAGCAATATGCGCAGCTTATGAACCAACGTAAGATGCAGAATGATGCGCAAGTGTATCAAATGCTTACACAGAATATGCCTAGCCCAGTGGGGTACTCGCAAGGGCCTACAAGTAGCCAAGCTAAGACTACGATGATAGGTGCAGGTGGTGACCAAGGTATATACGGCCCACCGCAGCAGCAGATGTCTCCTGCCCAGATAGCGCAAATGTCGCAGGGTATGTACGGACAACAAGGCTACGCCCCTCAAGGGTATGGGCAACAAGACATGTACGGGCAACAAGGCTACGGCCCCCAAGGGATGCCCCCACAAGGCCCACCACCGGGTATGCCCCCACAAGGTATCGCTGCGGCTCAACAATTAACACCTGAGCAGATAGCTATGCTACAAGCGCAGCAGATGCAACAGGCACCACAGCAGCAAGCACCACAAACTCAACAAGCTCCTGTCATGGCGGCATACGGTGGCATTATGCGGGGGTATAGATAGTGCCTAGCGTTAGTAAGAAGCAGCATAATTTAATGGCAGCGGTGGCCCACAACCCTGCTTTTGCCAAGAAAGTCGGCATATCGCAGTCCGTGGGTAAGGAGTTCGCTGCGGCGGACAAAGGTAAAACTTTTAAACAAGGTGGTGTTATGGCTACGAAACAAAAATACCCTGCTACTACTCCAATGGGTAAAGTAAAAACTGCGGCTCCTAGCCGTGATGGTGTTGCTGAACGCGGCAAAACCAAAGGCAAACAAGTCAAAATGGCTGGTTCAACCAAAGGCATGAAGTACGGCGGCAAAGCCTGCTAATAGGAGACGGACATGGCAACTCGTAAAATGGCATTTGGTGGCAAAAAAATGGCTAGTGGCGGTATGGGCGGCAGAATGGATGCAATGAAAGCTAAAGCTGCTGAAGCAGGTAAAGCTAAAGAAACTGCTAAAGCAACTGCGGCTTACAAAGCTTCTATGGGGCCAGACGCAGCTAAAGCTGAAAAACGTCAAGCTGAGGTTAATAAACAAGCAGCCCAAGCTAATAAACAAGCCCAAGCTCAATCTCAAAAGTCCGCTATGGCTGGACAAGCAAAACCTTATACAGATGCACTTGATCGCGCAATAAAAGCCAAACAAGCCGCACCTGCTCGTCCTGCTGGCGGTACAAGTGGCGGTATGGGTGGTGGTATGAAAGCCGCTTTAGATAAAGCTATTGCCAATAGGCCCTCAAGTAGTGGTATGGGTTCTCGTCCTGTGGCTCGCCCTGCTCCTCCTATGCGTGGCGCAATAGGTGGTGGCCCTCCTTCTAACCCCTCTGACGCTTATAAAAGCTTGATGAGTAAATCTACCGGAGCATCCAGACAAGCTTCTATGCCTATGAAAAAAGGCGGCAAAGCTAAGGGTAAGAAGTAATGATGGCCTCACGGGGTATGGGTGACATTAACCCTTCCAAGATGCCTAAGGGCACTAAAAAAGCCCGTAGGGATGACACCGACTTCACTCAGTATAAAGAGGGTGGGAAGGTTAACGCCGCCGGTAATTACACTAAACCCAGTCTACGTAAGAAGATTGTGTCTCAGGTAAAAGCCGCAGCAACGCAAGGTACAGGTGCAGGGCAGTGGTCAGCACGTAAAGCGCAGTTGGTAGCCAAGAAGTACAAAGCAGCAGGTGGAGGGTACCGAGATTGAAGGCTCCGCAACAAAGCTTAAAAGCTTGGGGCGACCAAAAATGGCGAACCAAAAGCGGAAAACCGTCGTCAAAGACCGGAGAGCGGTACCTGCCTGAAAAGGCAATTAAAGCATTAAGCCCAGCCGAGTACGCTGCTACAACAAAGGCAAAGCGGGCAGGGAAGAAGGCAGGCAAGCAGTTTGTGGCTCAACCTAAAGGCATTGCAAAAAAAACGGCAGGGTTTAGATAATGGCTGAAAAATGGATACAGAAGGCAATAAAGAAACCCGGTGCTCTTCGTGCTCAGCTTGGCGCAAAAGAAGGACAGCCCATACCTGCAAAGAAACTTGCAGCCGCTGCGAAAAAGCCCGGCAAGTTGGGGCAGCGTGCAAGGCTTGCGGAGACACTCAAAGGGATGAAAAAGTAAATGGCCTACACGACCGCTACCACTACCTTTAATCCTAACCTCAACGAGATATTTGAAGAGGCATTTGAGCGTTGTGGCTTAGAGATACGTACGGGCTACGACTTCCGTACGGCACGGCGCAGCATGAACTTTATGCTGACCGAGTGGGCTAATCGTGGAATAAACCTGTGGACTATTGAACAGGGTTCGATCAACTTAGTTCAGGGGACGGTGACTTATGACCTACCTATTGATACTGTCGATCTGCTTGAACATGTTATTCGTACGGATTCTGGTCAAGGATCAAATCAAACTGACCTCAACATTACTCGAATTAGTGTTTCTACCTACTCCACGATCCCTAACAAGCTCACGCAAGGACGACCAATTCAAGTCTGGGTTAATCGTCAAAGTGGCGAGAAGGTAGGATCGGAAGCTGCTGTAACTAAATACCCACAGATTAACGTCTGGCCTGCGCCGGATCAAGGCACTTCTACGCAGCCCTATTATGTATTCTATTACTGGCGTTTAAAGCGTATATATGACGCGGGCGACGGTACTAACGTGGTTGATATTCCATTCCGCTTCTTAAATTGTATGGTGGCGGGGTTGGCTTACATGATTGCGATTAAAAAACCTGAGGTAGACCCAGCCCGAGTTATGGGGCTAAAGGCTATGTATGACGAAGCGTGGCAGTTAGCGGCTGACGAAGATAGAGAAAAAGCTCCTATTCGGTTCGTGCCGCGTGAGATGTTCTATTAAAAATGAGCAATAGGTTTGCTAGTGGTAAACATGCTATCTCCGAGTGTGATCGGTGTGGTTTCCGCTATAAGTTAAAAGAGTTAAAAAAGCTGACGATTAAGACCAAGCAGGTTAACATCTTGGTATGCCCAACTTGTTGGGAACCCGATCAGCCGCAGTTACAGCTAGGTATGTACCCAGTGGACGATCCGCAAGCATTGCGTAATCCACGTAGGGATAACAGCTACTATCAGTCTGGCTACACGGGTTTGCAGTTAACAACGAATACAGATTTTGGTGATCCGGGTGAAGGTAGTCGAATTATAGAGTGGGGTTGGGCACCAATTGGCGGTTCACGCGGTATAGATGATGGGTTAACCCCCAACACTTTGACAACAACAGGCTTTGTATCAAACGTGACTATCACGATTACTTAGGAGTGGATATGAAACACGAAGACATTAAAGAAGACACACCGCTTATCAAAAAGATCGCTAAGCAGGAAGTCAAATCGCATGAGAAGAAAATGCACGGCATGAAAAAAGGCGGCGTAACTTCAATGGCTATGAAATCTATGGGTCGTAATTTGGCTCGTGCTGCAAACCAGCGCGGCTCT